GAAGTGCCACTCCAAGACCTGTGTGGGCCGTGGGTAGACGTACATCTCGACGTTGGGGAACGTGTTGTTGACGAAGATGACCTGCGGGAAGGTCGATGTCGATGTCTTGACAGCGATGCCGTTGTACTGGTCTTGGTTGATGAACTTGATGCCATACGACACGCCGCTTGGGGCTTTGTAGTAGGTGCCGTCATCGAGTTGGATGGGGCGGTTGCCCACGAAGTCGCCAGTGGGGCCAAGGGTGCGTTTGATCTCACCAGAGGGCCACGAAAAGATTTGGTCTTGGGTGCAGAACACGGACAGTCGTTCCGTGTTCCACGAGTCAATCATCTGGTTCATTGCGACCAGAGCGTCTTGACTGGTAGCCGCTGACGCCGTTTCACCTTCGGCAAGAATGCCGAGCAGACGCAGTGCCCGGTTGATCTGTTCGCCAGCGGTATAAGCCATTTCAGTTCCCTTCGGATTCGTCGCTTGCCGAAGTCAAAAATGATGGGACTTCGTTGGGCTGTTCGACAGGTTTATCGGTCACTTTGCGAGTCAGCTTGTTGCGCACAGGCTTTTCTGCTATCGGTGCCGCCTCAACGGGCGTAACGGAATTGTACCGTGTCCAGCCGTTCTTGACATCATTGTCCAGTTCTTCTTGGTTGATGGCGACTTTGGCACCGTGAAGGGGGTGTACAAGGGTTATGTTCATTTGGTTCTCCATGTGAAAACGGGGCCGAAGCCCCGTTTTACCAGTTGCTTAAAAATTAAGCAACGCGGTATGCGGTCCAAGTACCATCGCCGGTTTTACGGGCGAGGAATCGGGCCGATGTAGCAGCAGCAACAGCGGCTGCACCAACGATGGTCCAGCCAGTGCCAACCACCAAAGTGGCAGCATTGGTCGCGCCAATGTTGATGACGCCGAACTCAAATGCCACGTTCACTTTTTGTGCGCTGGCGATACCGGCTTCCAGATCGGCCACGGTGGGCAGAGTCAGGTTGACGGCAGCGCCGGTGTATGTGAACAGACCATTGGAGAGTTGAGCAGCAGTCAAAGTTGCTGCGGCTGTCAGTGCTACGGGAGCGCCTTGAACCGTCAGATTTGCTTCGCCTACGTTGCCGTCACCGAGTTGATAACCGCCTGCGCCGTTTGGGAGTGCCATGATGATTTCCTTTCAGATTGATTTGAACGCAGGGGCCGAAGCCCCCGCTTTGGATTAGCCCCAGATGCGGCAACCCATTTGTGGACGAATTGTGTTGTAACCGTACAACACGTCAACACGGCAAGGCATACGGTCGTTGTTGATGTCGTACTGACGAACAACGCGCAGGCTGATACCGTTGTGGACGGCACGGCTAGCCATGTCAACGCCTTGAGGCAGCAACAGGTCAGCAGTGGCGAACGCGATGGCGTCACGGTGGTACACCATGTTCTGTGGGTAGCTGGTCGAAGCAGCGCCAACGAACACAACAGCCTTGCCAGTGGCAGGCAGGGACACCATAGTGCACAGGGCGTTACCAGCCGAGTACATAGGAGCCACGGTCACAGTAGCAGTGGTGGTGGTTGTCGAAGACGACAGGGCCACGAACTGGAACAGCGAACCGGTGGACTCACGAGTCTGTGGGTTGGCAGCGTAGCAGTCAGCGATAGTGAACACGTCACCAGCGTTGATGGTTTCGCCGGAACCGACAGTCAGAGTCAGAGTGGTTGCGCCTTCGGAGGTCACAGCAGCGCCGGTTGTGTTGCCAGTGGCAGCACGGGTACCGCAGGTGTGAACCTTGATCGACTGGCTCATGTTGACTTCTTCGTAGCCCAACACTTGCTCACCCATCATGCCGTTCTTGAACTGGCGAGAGATGACATCTGTGGGGTTGAAGAAACCAGACAGGCCGTTGACCAATGCAGCGTTAGCGGCAGGGTTCACGGTAGCGTAACGAGGCGACATGGTGGCGGCGTTCTCGTTCAGCTTCTGCTGGGCTTGCAACAGCACCAAAGCAGTCGATGGGGCAGAGCCGGGAGTACCGACGCTGTTACCGATCAGCTTGTATGCGTTCGCAACGTCAGCGTCCACAGTGGAGGCCAACTGGCTGATACGTGGCTTCAAGACACGCTCTGCGAAGTCGTCCAACTGCATGGTCAATTCAGCGGATGTGAAGTTGATGCCGATGTGCTTCTGGCTGGAGACAGTCAGAGTGGTGAACTGTTCGTTGTCGTCCTGAACTTGCAGGGCGGCACCGTCAGTGACCAGAGCGCGGTCGGGCAAACGGATACGCAGTGTGGAACCGATCTTGGCACCTTCAACAGCGAAGCTGTCGTCGTACTGGCGGTTCACGTTGCGGGTGATCACCAAGTTGTTTTCGAGAATCTCTAAACTCTTTCTTGTGATCATGTCAATGGTAAGCAAGCTATTGGACATTTCAATTTCCTTTAAATGATGATGAAGACTGGTGAGGACACACGCCGCCGTTCTTGTGCTTCCCTGTATTACAGTTCATACAAAGAACCTGATACCCCGAAGGGAACTTGTTCTTACGAAGCCAGAGGTAGAAACCAATCCCAGAACCTGCGTACAGACCTGATCTTCGCTCCTCGGCACCGTTGTTGTCAATATGATCTATTGAGAGAAACATTGGCTCACTTTCACCGCAGCAGTTGCACTTGTATCCACCATAGGCTTCAAACACTTGCGCTCTGCACCGATCTTGATTGCGCTTGGTTTTCGCAGATTCAGCAGCCCTAAGTGCAGCAACTTCTTCTGGTGTCCCATTTGCAATTTTTCGGTTGCGGTGTTCACGTTTATGCTGACGGTCTTTCAACCGATTCGCTTCACGCCAGTCCCGCATACGCTGATTAACCCATTCCCGGTTGCGCTCTCTGTATCTGGCCGCTGCTTCCTTGTTGCGTTGCCGCTTCAATTCTTCCGCAGTCAGAGACTGATTATCCTTTTCCATGTTTACCTCCTATTTCGGGTAATCATACCCGACTTCGGAGGTCAGCGGTTGCGAAGTGCCCGTGCCTTGTCGAGTTGTCGTTGACGCTCGGCAGCAATCCAGTCCGATGTGCTCATGGTCTTGACAGACCGAGGATCGGTGGTGTCAGTGACACCAGTGGTTGTCGCTCGTGCAGTCACCGGACGAATCGGGTCAGGCGCAGACGAAGTTTTCTTTTGGAAAGGCTCGGCAGTTATCTTAGCCTCAATCTTTCCGATTTCTCGCGCTTGCAGCAGTGGCGACAGACGAGAGATGCGGTCAGCTTCTTTCGGGTTGCTGCCCAGCCAGTAGGCCAGATCAGGTCCGAGGTCAGACGCTTTGATTGTCTCGGCCATCACATCGGTGACTCGAAGATTTGGGTTGTAGGCGACCTGTTCAAAGTCGTCGTACTTGTTCCGAACTTCTTCCTCACGTTCTGCGTAGCTGTCCTCAATCGCTGCTTTTTGCTTCTGGAGTTCACGCTGGTGGAGCATCTCCTCGGCCCGCTTGACTGCCAGTGCTTCCGCATAGGCTTCAGGGGACTCAAATTGATCCACAGGCGGGAGTTCCTTGGGCACCGACTGCCGCACTTGCATCTCTGCTTGCTTGGCTTGCTGCTCACGTTCCCATTTGCGCTGTTCTCTTGCGAGGCGCTTGCCGATCATCGAATCGAGTTCAGCTTGAGAGAATTTCTTCTCCTCGGGTGTCTCGTTACTCTGGTCAGCGACTTCCGGCAGATTTTGTGCATTGTCCGAGGTGGCCGTCACTTCGGGTGCTGGCGCGGAGTCAACTTCCGCTAGGGTTTGGACTTCATCAGTCATTTGTAACTCATGTGAGTTCTCGGTCTACTGGGCCGATACAGTGGGTTTATCTTACAGCAGATTACTCTGGCTGTGCAACAGATGTTTGCGCAGCTTGGTACACCGCTACAACTTCAGCAGTGTGAATTGATGCGGCAATCGCTTGCACTTTGGCATCTTCACCACTCACGTCAGCACCGGGCACCACAACGTGGCGGTGGAACTTGCTGCTGATTTCAACGCCATCTTCTTTAATGGCAGTCTTGGTGCGAACTTGAATGCATCCGTTTTCGACCACTTCGATGCGGTCAACAATGATTACTTTTTCGAGAGCCATTTTGATAATCCAATCAAAACCAAATTCCAGTGTTCCGCACTGGCACGGTTAAAAGACAGTACGAGCAATCTCGTAGGCGTAGTAATCTGCGCCCACCTTGTCGATAATGAACGTGATGGTTCCGGGTCCGGTGAAGGAAGCACCGCCTGCCGTCTGGATGTACGCCGTGTCCGTAATGGACATGTTGGCGTTAGTTGTTCTCAAAACTACGATCATGCCGTCCAAAGTACCAGCGGCGAATCGCTGCACCGTCGTAGCGACAGTTGCCGTGACGGTGAAGTAGCTGCCGTTTGGAAGTTGCAGGATGTTGGCCGAGACATTTGCCTCGGTCAGATCCGCCGAGCTTCTGAACAGCGACAGTGCACCGGACGCCAGCACTGGAAACTCATATGCGCCGTTTTCCTGAGTTATCAGGCCAAATGGGCCTTCTTCCGTGCTCAGGTCATTGAGCTTGACTGTGTTGGTGCCAGTCCATTGACCACGCGGATCGAACGAGTTGCCGGAGATGTTGACCCGAGGGCTTATGCCAGACAACTCAATGCCTTTGACGCCATCAGTGCCGAGCGGGTAACTGATCGAATTGTTGACGACGTTCTTGTTGTACCCACCAAAAGCTGCACTGCTTTGGATGGCAATCCCTTTGCTGCCGGTCACGTTTGCAAGACCAATCAGGTTTCCTTCAATCAGCGTGCCCTTATTGGAAGTGCTGATGTCTTGAATGACCGTTGCAAACCCAGCAAAGAACAAGTTGTCTCGGATCGTGTTGTAGTCGCCCAGGTTGTTGATGCCCACGCCACCATCACCGCCTTCAAAGTAGCAATCAGACACGATGCACTTGCCCGCGTTGCTTTGCAG